TTGGAGTGCTAATACGTTTGCTCTCCCAGGTGAACAGGTATTTGCGTTTGCTGCGCCAACAACTACAGCAGGTGCAGTTAACGACCGACTTGATCTTGACCAACTAAAAGAACTTACAGGTGCACCTCTCGGTGGAGACTTCAAGTATCCAGATGGATCTGACATTCTTGCAATTAACATTCGTTTAACTACGGGCACTGGTTCTGGACACGTTCTTCTTCGTTGGTCAGAAGCACAAGCATAAGGAATAACAAATATGGCAACCAAATTAAGCGAATTTATTACATCAACAACATCAATTGGCGGTGGTGCAGTTGGTGGTGGAAATGATGAAGTGTTTTACGAGAATGAGCAAACAGTAACTACAAGTTATTCAATTACAGCAAATAAGAACGCAATGACAACTGGGCCCATCGTTATTGATGACGGCGTTACTATTACGATTCCAACGGGTTCAAGATTGGTTGTGATTTAATCATGAGTAAAATAGCACTATCAGCAAATAATAACGGCACTGGTATATTTACTATTGCATCACCAAGTAGTAACACAAATCAGACAATGACATTATCAGACCTCAGCGGTAGTGTTGTGATCAATGAAGGCACTGGTATCTTTAAGATTAATAGTGCTGGCAACGTTGGTATAGGAACAGCTACGCCTACTGAACGACTACATATTGCTACAGAAGGCGGGCTTAATGCAAACGATGCCCTTTTGCGTTTGGGCAATGTTGATTCATTCAACTCTTTTCTTTTAGGATATTATGGAACTGGTGATGTTACTGATGATGCTCCAGCCATATACACAGGATCTTCATCAAGTGCTACTGGTCAAGCAGGACACATTGCATATAAAGCAAGGTCTGGAGCATCACCGCGCAATCATATTTTCTATACTGGCGCTACACCTACAGAACGTATGCGAATTTCTGCCAACGGTAACGTGGGAATCGGAACATCAAATCCTGTAGCACAACTGCATATATCTGGAGCAACTAATCCAACTGCGGTGTTTACTGGTGCTATTACTAGTTCTTCATTAGTTGATCAAGCTGGTATTTTAGATGTTACAGGAGTAACTAGTGGTACTATTGCTGTCGGTGATCTTATTTATGGCGCAGGTGTATCTCCAATCACCAAAGTTCTCGCATTTGGAACAGGAACCGGCACAACTGGCACATACACTGTTTCCGTATATCAAAACGTATCTTCTACGACTATGTATGCTAGTTCTGGGTCAACATCTAAGATTAGAATATCCGAAACCGACACTGAAGTTGCAGAAGGTCAATCAATAGGAACTATTGAATTTTTTACAAACGACTCATTCTCAGGTGGATTTAGCGGTAATCCTCCTCCGAGTGCTGGTGTTGGTGCTTATATATCTGCTGTCGCAGAAGGCACAAACGTAAACGCATCACTTGTTTTTGGCACCCGCAGGGCGGTAAGTTCCAGTTCCGCTGATGCTAATGAACGTTTACGTATTGCTAGTAGTGGTCAGATAGGAATAGGTGGCGCTAACTATGGAACAAGCGGACAGACTATCGTATCTGCTGGATCTGGCGCTGCTCCTGCATGGGGAACATTGCCAGTAGCTGGCGGCGGAACTGGTGTTACTACAGCTCCTGCCGCCGCTGCTGTCTTGATGGGATTTACAACGACTGCAACTGCGGCTGGTACCACAGTTCTCACTAACGCCAGTAGTCAGTTTCAAGTCTTTACAGGTGCGACAACACAAACAATTACGTTGCCTGTCACATCGACACTTGGAACTGGATGGTCTTTTCACATCGTCAACAACTCGACGGGCACTCTTACAGTCAACTCATCTGGCGGAAACCTTGTGATAAGCATCATCGCTGGCTTAACGGCAATGGTAACCTGTATAGGCACAACACTGACTACAGCGGCTGACTGGGAGGCAGGTTACACTGACTTTCAGACTATCACAGGTACTGGCGCTGTTGTTCTTGGAACCGCACCAACGATAACCAATGCTGTAATTTCACAATCAAACGCAGTCCGCGCGGCTGGCACACTTGCGCTTGCATTCGGAACTAACCAATTCGTGCAGGTAACACCAAACGCAGCTGGAGCATTTACAACCACTGTTCCTGTTGTTGGCACTACGTGTACTCTGATAGTTCTAACTTCTGGTACAACAAGTTACAGTATGACTTTTGGAACAGGATTTAGGTCAACTGCTGCACTTGCAACTGGTACAGTAACAGCGCAGAGGTTTGTCCTTCAGTTTGTTTCTGACGGCACAAGCCTTATCCCAACAATTCGTACCGCTGCAATAGCATAAGGAATTAAAATGAGCACTATTCGAGTAGATGAAATTGTTGATGCACTGGGAACTGGTACGCCAAACTTTCCAAATGGCCTTACGAGTACAGGCAACGTGGGAATTGGCCTCATACCATCTACAAGTAATACCCTGATAGATGTTTCTGCTGGGGCTTTGCAGGTAAACGGAAATATTGAACTTAGATACAATGGAACAAACGCCGATCCAGATGGTGCAAGATACTTTAATATCGTGAATACCGACACCACGCTTGTTGCTGATCAGCCATTGGGTGGTATCCAATGGGTAGGATTAGACGCTGATAATCCAAACAGTAACATGGCTTCAATCACGTCATACTGTTCTGGTAATGCTGGAACCACGGGCGATCTGCGCTTTAAAATTGCTGGCACAGAACATATGCGTATCACGTCTGATGGCAGATTCTATGTAAACCAAACAGCTGGTAATGGAAACACCCTACAGAGAATGGGCGTTACCTACGATGGCGCAACTGAATGGGCGTTTGCGGTTAGAACAACGACTGCATCTGGCAATGCCATAAGTTTTCAAAATAGTAGTGGAACCCAAGTTGGCGTTATCAGTCAGAATAACACTTCGACGGGGTATGTAACTAGCTCTGACTACCGCCTGAAAGAAAACGTCCAGCCCATGCAGGACGCTCTAGACAAGATTGCACAATTGAACCCAGTGACTTACACATGGAAGTCTAACGGCTCTGATGGCCAAGGCTTTATCGCTCACGAACTGCAAGCTGTTGTACCTGACTGTGTATCTGGTGAGAAGGACGCCGTAGATGCTGATGGTAACCCACATTATCAGGGAGTAGACACATCATTCTTGGTTGCTACCTTGGTGAAAGCTATTCAAGAACAACAGAAAATGATTCAAGAGTTACAAGCTAATATCGCAGCAATGCAACCTTAGTATAAATAATCAATAAGTAATCTGGAGACCACTAATGGCACAACCAACAAATAGAGATACGTTTAAAGAGTGGTGCTTAAGAAAATTAGGCTCGCCGGTTATTGAAATTAACGTTTCTGACGAACAAGTCGATGATCGTGTTGATGAAGCATTAGCGTACTATTGGGACTATCACTTCGATGGTACTGAAAAGATGTATATGAAGCATCAGATCACGCAACAAACTATCACAGATGGTTTTATCACAGTACCAGAAAACGTAATTGGTGTTGTGAATATTTTCCCACTCACTTCAACTCTCAGTGGTAGCGGAATCTTTTCTGCTGAATATCAATTTGTGTTGAATAACCTACACGACTTCGTGAATTACGACCTTGTTAACTATTACATGTCATTTCAACACCTAGCATTTATGCAAGATATGTTAACTGGAAGACAGCCGATTCGATATAACAGACATTTGAATAAGCTTTATGTTGACATAACTAAAAACAAATTAGTCGTCGGCAATTACCTTATTTATGAATGCTATCAGATTGTTGATCCAAATACTTATGTTGATGTTTGGAAAGATCGTTGGTTACAAAATTATACCGCCGCAAAAATTAAGTATCAGTGGGGTTCGAATTTAACCAAGTTTACTGGAATGAATCTTCCTGGTAACATTCAATTCAACGGCGAACGAATCTTGCAAGATGCTCAGGAAGAAATTGCTCGGATGGAACAAGAAATGATCTCGAGTTATTCTTTGCCCGTAGCTGATATGATCGGATAATAGGTATCAAAACATGGCTACCAATTTTTTCTTTCAAAACTTTGCAAACTCAGGTGAACAGAATCTTATTGAAGATCTGATCATCGAGTCAATTCGTGTTTACGGTTTAGACTGCTGGTACATGCCTCGAGTTCTTGGTGGAACTGATGATCTGTTAAACGAAGACGATCTGCCTACATTTAATAAGGCTTATCTGCTTGAGATGTATGTGAAGAACGTTGAAGGGTTTGAAGGCGACGGTCAATTCCTATCTAAGTTTGGTTTACAAATTCGTGATTCAATGACGCTTTCAATATCATTGCGAAGATTCACTGAAGAAGTTGGTTCATACAACGAGCAGATTCGACCTAATGAAGGTGACTTAATTTACTTCCCGTTAAACAAAAAAGTATTTGAGGTTATGTTTGTCGATAATAAGCCAATCTTTTATCAGATGGGCGCGTTGCAAATGTACGACCTAAGATGTGAACTATTTGAATTTTCAAATGAAGTATTTACTACCGGTGTTCAAGAAATTGATTACATTTCAGCGAGTAGAATCACAACTGCAAATAACACAATTGCAGGTGTTGAATCGCTTGACCCATTAGCAGATAACTTAACGATTGAAAACGTAGCAGATCAAGTACTCGATTTTAGTGAATCGAATCCCTTCGGAGATGATAATTATTAATGTTCGCAAATTCATTTTATAACCAGACGACACGTAGATACGTGGCCATTTTTGGCACGTTATTCAACGATATATCAATTGGTAGATCAGACAATAATAGCACAGAAAAGCAAAGATTCAAGGTGCCAATTAATTATGGTCCGTCACAAAAGTTTCTTTCAAAGATTGAACAAGACGAGTCATTAAACTCGCAGGCAATTACGTTGCCACGAATGAGTTTTGAATTAAGAAGTATGACTTACGACGGTGATAGAAAGCTGACTGATAGTCTCATGAATAGAAACGGTATTGCTGCAGATGATCGTGTTCGTGCACAATACACTGCAGCGCCATATAATCTTGATTTTGAATTGACGATTATGGCAAAGTACTCAGAAGATGCTACAAAGATTCTTGAGCAGATCATACCATTCTTTAAACCACACTTTACCGTAACCGCAAAAATGATTGATTCGATGGATATGGTTATGGACATACCGATTATTTTGAATGGAATTTCCACTGAGGATACGTATGAAGGCTCATATGATCAACGCCGTGCAATTACATGGACTCTCGATTTTACACTCAAGGGTTACTACTATGGACCTACATCAGAACGTAAAGTAATCAAATTCGCAAACACCGACATCTTCTCAACAATGAGCGCAACGTTACCAATTTCAAGAGTCAAGGTTCAACCCGGCCTTACGGCGAATAACCTACCAACAACAGATATTACACAGACTGTTCCTTATTCACAGATTAACATTGATGATGACTGGGCGTATATCGTAAGGATTGAAACATTATAATGAGTGATCAACTTGGAAAATATCTCGGTTTACCACCGATGGGCGCGATTGATGATGCAGAGATCGTAGAAGAAAAGTCTGTAGCGAAACCGCTTTCACAAAGAGCATCGAGTTTATCTGACAAACTTTCAGTTAATATTGCTAAAGAACCTTCGGTGCCAGCAGTACTAATGACACATACAGAGCAAGCAGATAAAGACTATGATTTTGCTCGTGAAAATATGTACAGCGTAATTGAAAAGGGTACAACTGCACTTGAAGAACTTCTTAGTGTCGCAACACAATCACAGCATCCAAGAGCATATGAAGTACTCGCAACTACAATGAAAACATTGATAGATGCTAATAAGGAATTAGTGGCCTTATCAAAACATAAGGTCGAAGAAGAAAAACTTAATGATGATCCTCAGCATGTACCGAGTAAAAACGTGACAAACAATAATTTGTTCGTTGGAACAACTCATGATCTGCTGAAGGTTTTAGCAGGAATGAAAAACAATGGCCAACAATCAGAATAAAACTTACTTAGGTAACGCTAATCTTAAAGGCGCGAATGTTAAGTTAGAGTGGACTGCAGAACAAATTGCAGAGTACTTAAAATGTGCCAATGATCCAATTTACTTTGCAGAAAACTATATCAAAATCGTTCACGTTGATCGAGGCCTTATCCCAATGGCCTTATACGAATATCAGCGTGAGGTGATTGAAAAGTTTCAAAAAAACAGAAAATTAGTACTCGGCCAAAGTCGCCAAAGTGGTAAGACAACTGTTGCAGTTGCAATCATCTTGCACTATATCCTATTCAATGAATATAAGACTGTTGCACTACTCGCAAACAAAGCTGATACTGCACGAGAGATCATGAATCGAATTCAGATCGCGTATGAATCTTTGCCTTCATGGATTCAAAGCGGTGTTGAAGAATGGAACAAGGGTTCTATGTCTCTTGAAAATGGATGTAAAGTAATTGCTGCTGCTACATCTTCAAGCGCAATTCGTGGTAAGTCTATATCGCTGTTGTATTGTGACGAAGTGGCGTTTATTGATAACTGGGAAGATTTTTCAGCATCAATTTTGCCAACCATTTCTTCGGGTGAAACGACTCAGATGCTATTTAGTTCAACGCCAAACGGCCTGAATCACTTCTACAAAATATTTAGTAATGCGAAAGATGGTACAAACGGTTGGGCTTGGGTTGAAGTTCCATGGCAAAGAGTTCCTGGTCGAGATGAAGCTTGGAAAGATGAAACACTTCAGGGCATGAATAACGATCTACAAAAGTTTGCCCAAGAATTTGAAATGGAATTTCAGGGATCATCTGGTACGCTTATCGATGGTTCTACACTTAAGGCGCTAAAACACACAGAGCCACTCAACGAGTCTCGTGGATTAAGTGTATTTCAGATGCCTGAAAAAGGCAAGACATATGTGTGCATCGTCGACGTCTCGCGTGGGAAAGGTTTAGACTATTCTGCTTTCCATATCTTTGATGTTTCAAATATGCCGTATCAACAAGTTGCAGTATACCGCAACAACCTTATCGCCCCAGTTGATTACGCTGATATTATTTTCAGAACAACGAAATCGTACAATGAAGCTTATATTCTTGTTGAGATCAACGACATTGGCGGTCAGGTCGCTGACACTTTACACTTTGATTTTGAAGTTGAATCATTATTACACACTGAATCAGCTGGCCGCGCAGGTAAGCGTATTTCAGCTGGATTTAGATCAAATATCGATAAAGGCATTCGTACTACAAAACAAGTGAAGTCGGTTGGTTGTTCTATTCTTAAACTATTACTCGAGCAGCAGCAACTCAGAATTTTTGACTTTGAAACAATTAAGGAACTATCAACGTTTTCACGTAGAGGATCCTCGTACGAAGCTGAATCAGGATGTCATGATGATCTTGTGATGGGGCTCGTGTTATTCGCATGGTTAAGCACTCAGCCTTTCTTTAAAGAGATTACAGACATTAACACTATGATGAAATTACGCGAAAAGTCAGAAGAAGACATTATGGACGATTTATTGCCATTTGGATTTACTTATGACGATTTGGAAACTAACGACGGAATGCAAAATGGAAATTCGAATTGGAACAATTGGTAATCCTATTATTTTATAAATAGAAGGAATATCATCTAAATAATGCTCACAAAGGAGATAACACATGGCATTTCAACTAAGCCCAGGAATTAATGTATCTGAAATTGACCTAACAACTGTGGTTCCAGCAGTGTCGTCTACCACCGGCGCGATTGCCGGTGTTTTCACATGGGGTCCAACCGGTGTTCCAACATTGATTACATCAGAAACTGATTTAGTAAATCGTTTTAATCCACCAACAAGCGGTTTCAATCAGGAAACATTTTTTGCAGCTGCAGATTTTCTTGCATATGGTAATGCACTATATGTAGTTCGAGTATCGGATGGCAATACTGCACTATCTGCTTCAGAATCAGCACTTGGTACAGCAGTTTCAGCAAAGTATAAAGGTTCATATGGTACAAATCTATCTGTATCAATAATTGGTTCTACAGGCAATACCGCAGCACTTACTCAT